TTGTCTGGCTTAATGTTGCCAGCAGGGTCAGTTCGGATGAAGATGTTATCCATCATCCATCGTAGGACTGGGTGTCCGCCGTGGGCTATTTTTTCTTCCAGGACCAGCTTCATTAGCTCCTTTGTAGGAGGAGACATATCTTTGAAGCCCTGGCCGAAGGGAACAACGGTATAGCCCATACCTTCCAGATTCTGCACCATTTGCACGGCACCCCAACGGTCAAATGCAATTTCCCGGATGTTGTATCTTTCGCCAAGCCGCTCTATGAATTTCTCGATGTAGCCATAGTGAACCACATTGCCCTCGGTGGTTTGCAGGAAGCCTTGGCGCTCCCAAACGTCATAAGGAACATGATCCCGACGCACACGCAGATCCAGGTTATCCTCCGGTATCCAGAAATACGGCAGCACCACATATTTGTCATCTTCGTCGGTAGGAGGAAATACCAGAACAAAGGCTGTGATATCCGTTGTAGAGGACAGGTCCAGACCGCCATAACAGACACGGCCTTCCAGATCATCCTCGTTAGCAGCAAAGGCGCATTTGTCCCAAATGTGCATGGGCATCCATCTGACGGCCTGCTTTACCCACTGGTTCAAGCGGAGCTGACGGAATGCATTCTCTTCGCCTGGGTTCTGCTTGGCAGACTCACAGGCATCTCGAACCTTGTCGATGCCCACCGTAATACCCAAAGAGGGGTTTGCCTTTTTCCAGGTTTTCGGATCGGTCCAATCATCGGATTCATCGGCACCATAGATCACCGGATAAAAGGTGTGGTCAATCTTACGGCCTTCGATCAGATCTTTTGCTTTCTGATGGATCTCATAACAGATAGATTTGGTGTCGTTGCCGGCGGTAGTGATCAGAAAGTACAGCGGCTGCATACGAGCGTCGCCAGAACCTTTTGTCATTACATCGAAGAGCTTCCGGTTCGGCTGGGTATGCAACTCATCAAAGACAACACCGTGTGTATTGAAGCCGTGCTTGTTTCCAACATCGGCAGAAAGCACCTGGTAAATACTCCCGGTTGGCTGGTAGATGAGGCGCTTCTGAGAATCCAGTATTTTTACTCGCTTGGAAAGGGCGGGACACATCCGAACCATATCCGCAGCAACATTGAAAACGATAGATGCCTGCTGGCGGTCAGCGGCGCAGCCATATACCTCCGCGCGTTCCTCACCGTCGCCACAAGTTAAAAGCAAGGCAACCGCAGCGGCTAGCTCCGATTTACCTTGCTTTTTGGGGATCTCTATGTAGGCGGTGTTGAACTGTCGGTACCCATTGGGCTTCAAGGTTCCAAAAACATCACGAATGATCTGTTCCTGCCATTCGATCAGCTCAAATGGCTTCCTTGCCCAGGTGCCTTTGGTGTGGCAGAGGCTTTCGATAAAGGCGACCGCATAATCAGCAGCGTCCTTGTCGTAGTAGGAACCTTTGGCCATGAACCGGGTGGGCTTATATTTTTTCATTTTCCTGATATGCGTCACCTCCGAAACAGATATAAGAAAAGACCCTTGGCGGGTCTGAAAATCATAAATTTATATGAAATTGAAACCGCCATAACGAGGAACAGAGCCGATCGGCCCCGTCCTACTATGAGGTTTGCGGTTTACTTCATTGCCCAGGCAATGGCGTGGCCGTTATCAATGAAGGTTTCATCTGAGATGCGCTCCAGCTTGATCGGCCCCTCGATGGAGTGGTCGTTGGTAGTGAAGCGGTAGGTAGCTCCGTAGTAGCAGCGACCGTTGGGGTTGTAGTAGTAACCGGCGATCAGAACCCGATCATCAAAGGTGAGGATCGCACCGCCGTTGTGGAGCATTTTCATTTCCAGCATCTCGGGGGTGGTGATTCGTTCCAGTCTGTAGGCGTCGGCCTTGGCTGCGGTTTTGGCTGTCATTGTGTTGTCCTCCTTATTCTTGCTTACCGTCTGAAGGCGGGCTTTCTGGCAATGCTGTACTTGTCGCCAGCCTTTTTGAAGGCGTCGCTGCGGGCCTGGTAGTCTCGGATCAGCTTAAGCTGATCGTCGCAGGTGAGGCGGTTGTCCTGGCCGATGTCGGTGTAAATCCAAACCAGCTCGTTGATATTCTTGCAGGCTGCCAGATCCTTTTCGTAAGCCTTCTTCAGCTTGGTGCTTGTCTTGGTCGTCATGGTGTGTACCTCCGTTGGTGTGTTTCTTTTGTTGTACACATATTCGCTCTGAATGGCCAAAATAGCAAGTTGTATATGAGGCATATACTACACAAAGATAGCGGCTCTTAGTTGTGTGAATTACAGCAGATGATTGAAGCTCCGGTGGATGGCCTCGATGATTCGCTCCTGTTCCTCCTTGCTGATTCCTAGGGTATCCAGGGCTTCTCTGGTACCGCAGTCAGGGCAGATCGGCGTTTCGCCGTCCTCCCTGGAAAGGGCCGGGTGGCCAGTGTACTGCTGGCCGCATTTGGGGCAGATGCCTGTGTGGCGGGTAAGTTCCTTCATGATCATTCTCCCTCCGAACTGTAGCGGTAAGCCTCGAAAAGCGTGTCCAAATCAAAGCCGAAGTTGCGGTATCCTTCGATGCAGGTGTGCAGATAGAAATCGGTGGGCAACCCCAGCCTGCGTTCCTCGTGCATGATGTAAACGAAAACTTTCCGCTGCCGGATCTGGCCAGAACGAATGCCCGTGATCGGGAGCGTCAGCTCCTTCTTGTAGTAGAAGGAAGGGTAACCCTCGTATCGATCCAAAGCCCGCTCGTCGGCCTCACTGACGGCCCACACGCCAACCGGAACCTCGCAGCCAACCGCAGACTCTATCGTGAGATAAGATCCGGTCTGACTGCCTTTGAACATAAGGCGGTAGTCTTTCACCACCGAGGTGCCAATCATCCGTGCGGAGGGGCAACGCATCAGCATTTGCCGAACATTCAAGTTGCTCCCGTAGGCAATGTAGTATCGTTTTTCCATAGTTGATGTCCTCCTATCATTTCGTGAAGCGAAAAGGTGCTTCTACCACCATAAGACCGCCGAGGCGGTCAAAGGGGGCCTGTGGCTATGTCCTTCAAGCGGCGCGTTCAGTCCGGAAGGCTGCGTCGCCGTCCAGCCGCTTGGTGAGGAACTCTCTGGCGGTCTTGAACTCGTCGCCAATAAAGCCCAGGCGGAGGAGCCAAGTTCTCATGGCGTATTTGGGGTTTTCGTTCTGCTGGGGCTTGGGGCTGGCGGTGCGGACTTCCTTGGCCATCTGGCTCAAGGCCAGGCAAAGCTGAATGTAGCTCTTGAGCTGGCCTGCGTGGAGGCCACCCTTGCGTTCTGCGCTGGGTTCGTCGAACTGGAAGAGGCGGAACTCGACCGTGCCTTTGGTGAAGGTAGCGTGGAGGTTCAGCATATGGTAGCGGCTGTCGTTGTAGTGCTGGGATCTGCCGTAGGATGCGTCGTGGCTGGTGTACCAAACATCGGCAAGGTCTGCCATGGTGGCGGGCTTCTTGCGGTTGATCTGGGTAAGGAATCTCTCGTCAACCATGCGGCAGTAGCGGCGGACGCGGTAGTCGTCCAGGTTGAGGGCACTCTTGAGTAGGCTTTCGTGGCTGGCCATAATGTTGACCAGGTTGCGAAGGGTCTGGGGTGTGTGTCCCTTGGCGCCGATGTGAATGTGAACGCCGCAGCCTCTGGAGGCGTCGCTCTTTGCTCCAGCCTTGCGGAGCTTGCGGATCAGCTCCTGCAAGGTGTCCATGTCTGCGTAGGTAAGGATCGGAGTGACCAGCTCGCACTTTTCGCTGTCGGGGCCGCTGATGCTGACATCCTTCTGGAATTTCCATTCCCGGCCTTGGGCATCCCAAGCGCTCCAGGTGCTGTAACCGTTGCGGTGGGCGGTGTTTTCATAGCGGCGGGTGCCGAAATGCTCAGCGGCGACTCTTGCAGCCTTGCTGCGGTCGATGTTGTTCATCTCAACCTCAACGCCGATGGTCTGCTTCTTCATTTCCTCGATCTGTCTTGCTACCTTTGCGTTCATTTTGTGTACCTCCGTTGTGTTTTTTGGGTGTGTTTCCCTTTTGGTAGTACACATATTCGCTCTACTTCACCGATATAGCAAGTTATATCTGAGTCATAAAATACACAATGTTTTGCCAGTAATTTCGGGTAAAAAGTGTACTTTATTCAGGCTTTTTCGGAAGACCTGTCGCTGCGGCAAGCAACTGCATTCCAAGCCGAACTCCGACCTTGAAGCGATCCAGCTGGACCAGCATTTCCAGATCCGCCCGGCAAACCTTATAAAGATTCAGCAGCTCGATTAGCTCCGGTGAGGCCTGGGTTTGGATCTGACTCCAAAGGTCGCTGAGCTTGTGGTTTAGCTCCCGAAAGGTCTCGATGTCCTCGACATAGTCATCGAATGGGCTGATCTGTCCGTAAAACAGTCGATCCAGAATGTCATCGGTCATTCTTCATCCACCTTTCTGCAAGCGTCCTCGCCATAGGCTACACCCAGGCGGGAACCGCAGTCCCAATCAACGTGGATCGTACCGATATCATCGACCCAGCGCACGGTTCCTTTGCAGCCGGGAGTCAACTTGCGATTGTAGGGATCGTCCATGTGGACAAGCTCTACCCGGCTGCCAACGGGGTATTGCTCACGAAGCCGGCGAACGGTTTCCTCGCTAATTCCGAACATTATTCCTGCACCTCCTTTTGCTGGCCAGCCTTAAAGGCGGAGCTGCCAGAGAGGTTTCGGAGCAGGATCTTTCTTTCGGCCTTGAACTCGGCACCAATGAAACCCAGGCGGAGAAGGAAGCACCGGAAAGCGTACTTATCATTGTCCGTGGGAGTCTCCTTGGAAGTGACCCGCTTTTGATTACGAGCCATGTCACAAAGCCTGCAGATGAATTCGTTGTACGCTTTCAGGTCATCTGCATCGGGGGTGTTCTGGAACCAAGGGAAGGATACCTTGGGATCAGAAACTTCAAGGGGCAATTCATCAATGGCCAGGGCTTTGCGGATCAAATGACCTTTGGCTTCCAGGATGCTCTTCAGATTGTCGATGGCCGTCTCGGTGAAAAGGCTGCGAGGAAAGCTAACGCAAATGCTGACCGGCTCCTCGACAACCGGCTCGGGCTGGGGATTGTTGTAAGCGGCCTCTTCGCAGTGGAAACCCTCTGTGGTGAGGAAGGCTACCAGCTGATCCACATAGTCCGGGTCGGCGGCATCGCTGCAATGGATGGTTCCTTCCCGGTCAATCGTGAAGCAGTCAACTTCGTAGTTGAAGGTAGGCGCTCCGCAGTAATGGATGGGTGCATCCAGCATTCTGGAAATGGCCTTCACCAGTTCCTTTCGATCTGCACCCTGGGCAGCGGTTTTAATTGTCATGGTGGTGACCTCCTTGTTTTTGGGTAGTCACATATTCGCTCTGAAGGCCCAGAATAGCAAGTTGTTTCTCTCACATAGAATGTAGAATACCAGGCGAGCTTATTGTGTATAGAACACAATACCGGCAAGGACGAAAA